GTGCAATTACTGAACCAAGGACAGATCGTCCGTATGATGCCAGCATTGCCTTTGTCTTATCGTTTAATAGGTTATTCATTATTCCTCCTAGGATATAACTTTTGTTATTGTTGTAAAACCAATCCATAGACCAAAAATTCCTGCGACTCCCGCAAAAACTGGTGGTGCTGGGACTGGTAATTTGAATGCAGCAAATACAACACCACATCCAAAACCTGTAATAGTTGATAATAGAATCTCTTTCATATTATCTTTTTTCTTGATTTGTTTCTGGTAAAAGGGCTAAAAGTTTTTCAGAATAGTTATCCAAACCTTTTATCCTTAATTCATCTGAAACCTCTTTAATGGTTTGCTGTGACTTTTCAATGTACTCAAAAGCCCAATCTCTTGAATCAGAGAGAAACTTTATAAAGTTTTCTTTATGTATTGTATCGTCAGACATACTGATGCCGTTGTTTACTTGGGAGTTTAACTCTTCAAGTGCCCTGGTTTTTATAAAAAGTTCAGCAAGCAATAGGTTGGACTTTTTTAGTTTATCAAAGGTAGCCCAATAGGATAGTCCAAAGGAAAAAGACAGGGTAGCAAAAAATATCAAAAGCATCATTTCCATAATATCTATTGTACTCTATCCCTAATGGCGTGAGTTGTCCAATAGTATAAACACTTTTCGCAACAAGGCTTATTATATTCACTCTGAGTATCTTTATAAAACTCTGCGTAATAAATATAATCTTTACGATAAAGGTTGGCTCTATGGGTAATATTTACACGATTTACATGAGATGACTTACTCCAGACTGGCTTATCAGTACCCCACAGATGCCCAGAAACGACCTCCAGAGCCTCTATGTTGGCCTCATTCTTGTCTGTCTTAATACCTCTAATGCCAGCCTCTTTAATCATGGCTCTTGTATACGTGAGTAGTGATTTTTCAGCATTCTTCCACATCAGTACCGCTGGGTGATTACGCCATGCACCTGAAGGGGATTGACCAGATAAAACCTTAAGTATCTGATAAGACTCTAGTATTTGTTTATTTAAACGCTTATTATCAAGAGTCTCAGCGCATTGATCAAAATCTTTGTATGGTAAAAAGGTTTGCACTATTCGTCTTCTTCAATGTCAAATAAATCTAAGTCTGATAATTGACTAAGCCTTGAAGCAAAGAATAAATTAATTGCAATAAAAATAGATATTGCTGACAGTATTAATATAATTATTTTCTTTTTCATTTTGTTACTGTTACTCCACATCTTAGACAGGCTGAATAACTTTTACCAGTAAATGGACAAGAGCCAGCGTCAACAAGGTTATGTGATTTAATTTTACAAATAAAAAACAATCCAATTTGTTTTATCATTTTACTGCCTCTCTGGTTACTAACACAATTGCTCCATTTATTTCTAAAGCCTTTTTTATTTGAACAACATACTTTAGTGCTTCTATTTTTTCATCATGCAACATTTTTAGAAATTTATACTCATCTAATTTTACTGTAAGGAAGTGCTCATTGTCAATAATTTCTATACCAAATCCTTTAGGCGGTGTAATTGAATGCACAGCCCTACGCATTTCGCTTGTATACATTATTTTCTACCCCATTGAATTTTGTTCCAACCACGTTCATGAGCATAATATATAAATACTTTTACAACTGTTTCCCAAAACGCGATGGCTCCAGACAGCGTTACATTTTTGGTTATTACATACGCAACGACAAAGGATGATAAAGTACCCCATATGCGATAACTTAGTGCCTTAGTAAATGATCTAGCCTTTGTTACTGTCATGCATTCCCGCCTGCACCACCATTTTTAGATATGAAATAAATCATAAAAATACTAAAACCTACTAAAAAAATTACTTGAATTAGGTTCACAATCCCATCTCTTTTCTTTTCTGTGTAGCCGATATTGCTTGAATTTCTGGAGCAAGTTCTACCTGTTCAATCTTGTATCCCACATCACGACCATAGACAATGTTGGTAATGTTAGGTAGTCTTAATACTAATGCGTCATCCATAAATTTATCCTTAGCAATATATTCTTTTACCTGATCAAACTTAAGTGGATCTTTCTCACTTGTATTATATGTATTTCGGACTCCAAGTAATACTTGATTCGTTCGTTTACCCGCTTCCTTGTATAAAGCGTGATGCCCCTCATGCCATGGTTGATAGCGACCAAGCATAAGTGTTGTTGGTGCAGACCAATCATGTAAACCATGCTTTTCAATTATGTGAGATGCCTTCTCTTCAGCATTTAGTTCATGATTAGGAAAGTATACGTTAGCAGTTTCAGGACGCTCAAACATTTTATTTGTATCTTCAAAACGACTTTGCGTAATTGTGTCCATAAATATTAAAATATTTGGCTTGCCAAATGCTTCACGAGTCTCTGCTGTTGGGCAAACAAAGTCTACAATAACTGGAGCAACTCCTTGATTAGCAATAAGTCTTGCCATAGCCCCCATACGCCTTGCCTGCTCTATGCGATCTTTGACGGTAAATCCAAGATCAGAGTTAACCGTTGCACGTACCTCATCTGCATTAAGATGAATAGCATTAATACGTTCTTTAAGGGCTTTTGCCAGTTCCGTTTTACCAGAGCCAGGTAATCCAATTATTTGTATAATCATTATTTATATTCTTTCCTAAACCAGTAGTTATTTTTATATGATCTTTTTATTGTTGAAAAATATTCTTTTAATTTTACATTATATTTTTTTTCATCATACTTTTCAATTTGTCTACTCCAGGAATCTCTTTTTATTGGAATTATTTGAACAATTGGGGTTCCTTTTTCTATAATGCCAGTAAATTCTTTTTTAATAAAAAAAGGAAAGTGAGTGGCTATTTCATATGCGTCACAATCAACTATTCCAGTGATTGCTTGAAATGGCAAGTCAAATCTATTTATTGGATTTAAAAACAACAAAGAATAATTTTTGGGTGATTTTAAAACTAAATCATTTTGCCATTTAAACACAAATGGAAAATAACCTTCTGGAACTGGCAGTCCTCTCCATTGATTCTCGGAATGCGTTGTAATCAACTCATCAGCAGTTCTCCACACAAGTTCTGGAGAATTATTATTATTAATTACCTCTATGTCTGAAGACAAATACACCATATATCCAGAACTTAGTGCATCGTAAAACGGTGTACATTTTTTATAAGTTGAATATGATGAAAAAGGCAGACTAGGTATTAAAGCAGCATCTTCATTATTCATTGTTAAAGGAGACTTTCTATACCAATCAGGAATAAAATCACTCGCTGGAGAGATATTTATAAAACTTTCAGAAAGTTGTGTTGTAGGCACTATCTTTATTATTTTGCTCATTTTTCCTCCACAATCATTATATCGTATAACCAAAGAAACTGGCTACTTCTCCAACATTTTTTACTACATCGTCTATCTGACTACTATTTAGTTCTTTTTTCCACCTACCAGTACCGTCAAAAAGTGGTTGTTTTACCTGCCAAGATCTTCTTGTTTCGTGATTACTAATACCATTTTTATAAACTTTGTCTTTTCCATCACTATCTTTTGGATTTTGTACTCCGTACCAGTTTGGAGCATATTTATGATACTCTGACATATTTTTATCAAAATCTATGTTTATATATTTACAAATATTAATAAAAGTATCTTCAAAGTCACTAACAATGTCTTCATATTTAACTAAATGACCAAACGAATAAAACTTTTTTATATATTCAAAGTCTTTTTTAAGCCTGTCAATTGACTTATTCCAATCTTCAAACCTGCTATAAAGTGATGAGACTATATCTCTTGGGTCTCTTATATTTAATATAAACTTTGCATTTGGATATTCTTTTTTTATTTTATCTAAAACATATAGATGGTTTGGAGTTTTTTCTATAACCATAGTTTCTTTGTCTGAATAGTTATTAAAAATAAAATTATTAATATCATATGATCCGTCAATAAACATTCTTGTTTCAGTTGGAATTAACAATAAATTTTTATGTGTACCTAAAACAGTTGCTGTTAGCGTAGTTCCAGAATGACCACAGCCAGAGATAGAAATTAAATTTAAATTATTTAATAGTTTATTTTCCATGCTTTATTCCATTGTTAAGGATTGCCAAGTAATTGACCAGTCTTGTTTTGTTTTATGTTTATTAAACTCTCTTGAGACTTCTCCACCTTCTAAATAAACTCCGCCCCAAACGCCCCACTCTTTTCCAGATATGCCATTTGCAAAGCATACTTTTTTTACTGGACATTGCTTGCAAAGTGCGTCAACATCTCTTCTAGATCCTTCGTGATCTTCATATTTATCAAAAAATGCGTTGTTGTCCATTCCTAAACACAAGGCTTCGTCTTTCCACAAATGCTGTTTCAAGATTAATCCTTATACTTATTTGGTATATCCCAACCATTACGACCAGGTTTATAAACTCTATGCAAATACCATTTATCTTTTACTCTAATACCCATAGGAGATGTTTTTGCAACGTCTGATTCTTTTAGATCAATAACGTCCCAACCACTCCATAGCAAATTTTTATTTTTATTTATAATTTTTTCCATTGTATTTAAACTTCTAATAATCATTCTATTCTCCTAATACCTAAAAAGACCAACATCAATGTTGTTGGCTTCTGCAACTAAAACTAATTTTGATTTTGATTCTTTTGGACGACTTAAAAAAGCAAAATAATTAATTTGATTTATATTTTCACTTAACCACACTGGCGCAGCATTATAAAACTTAATTTTTTTGCCTCTTGCTTTCATTCCTCGTTCTGATAAATTAGAAAACTCTGAAACAAAATGATTTATTCTTGATGGACCAGCGGAGTAAATAATAAAATCATTATCTCCATCTTTCATGCCAGATAAAGCAACGCTCATAGCACGAAGGAATACGTTATAGTCGTTAAATTCCTTTGTTCCCTGTACTGCTACTATCATTTGGTCCTACCCCTTGTTTTAAGTCATCAAGTATTGATAACATCTTTTCTAATTCTTTTGTTGGCATATTTTCAATATCTAATGGCTTTATTGTTTCTTCATCTACCCTGCCATTTATAGCGTTTGCAGTATAGAAAACATTATTTAATATCCAGTATGCACTTCCTTCTGCTATTACGACTCTTAGCATATTTTTTTGAATATGTTTTTGAGATTGCGTTATAACTTTAGGCTTATCAAACCTTTGCTTTGGAACAACATCTTTAACCATTTCATAAATAGAACTTTGTCTATATTTATTTTTGTTTAAAAATATCATTCTTCTTTTGTTTGATATTTTAATTATAGACCAATAAGACAGCAATGTCAAGCCTATAACTAATAAATATTCCATATTATTTAGTTTTTTTAACTGGTCCTTGGCTTAAACTTAAAACCATAGAGTTAAGTTTATTAACCTCAAGTTGTAGTTTTAATGACTCTAATTCTACGTCAGATAGTTTTTGTTTATAAAATCCTACTAGTTGAATCAATTCATTTTTTTCTAAATTTTGCATTGCCCCCTACTTTCTTAAATCAAAGGCAGTTCCCTGCCAAACCTTTTCTAGTTTTTTCTTTTCTCTTTCTACAATTGCACGGCTCCATGAAAATCCTGCATCTCCACCCCAAGCATCCCACATAATTCTTCCATTAGATGGAAACTCTGGACCATCATAAAAACCTTTGCCTTTTTTATCTACTTCGTGACGTGAAAAAAAAGAATACATTCTCTTAACAGTACTAAGAGACATTACTGATCCATTTACAATATCAGTTGCACGACCCCAACCTACTGGAGTTCCTGCTCCTTTAGCCTTACCGTCTGCTTTCCACTTTAAAGCACGACGAGCAGCAGCCTTCATACCAGATGTAGGAGTGTATGTATCAGCCATTTTTCTTATTATTCTTTTCTTGTTTGGCAGCACGTTTTTCTTTAAGAGTCATCTTTGGCTCTTTCTTTTTATTAGCATTACCCTTTTGTTCTTTATTTGCCATTACTTGCCCCCTTTTTTTCTTTTGGATACTTGCCAAGATCCGCTTTAATACTACCGTCTTTTCTTAAACGAACGATTCTTCCATTTTTTATTTGCAATGGATTAAATGCATGGTTTTTAAAGAAAGATGCTGAAGATTTTTTAGACATTATTTTTCCAATGTCAAAGGATCAAATGCTCCACCCCAAATGCTTTTGGTTGTAGATTTTGATTCTGACTTATATGTACCGCCACGGCGCTTATACTCTTGAACTACCCAAGAATTTGCTACAGCAGATGGATAAACATCAAATTTATCTTTTGCTGCTTGTACAACTCTTGCATAAAGTTTTGGATTAGATGGTTCACTACCACCACGTCTTGGTTTAATAAAATCTTCGTAGTTAGGTTTTTCTGCTTTTCCAATTTGGACTTGATACATATTTTCTAAATCTGATTGTTGAGGGGTTGCTGGAATTTCAGAATTA